GCGTTGTAGACATTTAGCGCCGCACTCATGCGGGCCAATAGTCCCATCGGCTGATCCAGTAACCCACCCGGCTCCGGCAATGCCCCCCAGCGCTCACACTGTAGCGCCAGCTCTAACTCGGCTGGCATACCGCCGATGCCCTCTGCAGCATCGGCAGCAGCCAGCATTAGGCTTCCGGGAGCTGGGATGCCTCCAGCAAGTGAACCGCCAACTCCTCAGCCAACCAACGCGCCTGCGCTGGGGTGTAGGCTAGTGGGTCGATCTTTTTTACGAACCACTTGCCTTTCACAGCCCCCTCCAGAATAGAGTGCCACTGTGCCGGGCCCGTCGCATTCGCGCCATTCGTGGATTGGACGGCCTCCCAATATGGCACCGCCTGGCGCTGCGTCAATTCTACAATTTCGACGTCAACGCCGAGCGCGTCATTCGTAAAGGTCGGCATAAACTATTGCGTTCCGACACTTAGCGCGCCCGATCCCTGAAGAGCAATCGACACAGTTACCATATCTGCATAAGGGGCACCGAAATCGATGGATGAAACTATGCAATTTCCCGACCATTTGACGTTGCCTGAGCCGGTGCCCTCTGGACGCACATCCATATCGCCTGTTGAGCCGGGCAAAATCTCCGCATCGAAAAGCTCCGTCGAATTATCGTGGAGCATTTCTATCGTGGCTGACCAATCCTTAGTCGTGGTTGAGTACGTCTTCACCGTCGCTGCTGCAGTTGTGTTTTCCACGGTGTCCATTGTTGAGTTGATAGTGGCGCTTCTTGCGTGGGTCATGGTATCCCCGAAAAGTAACACCACTAGTTCTTTGCCGGTGTATACAGCCATGTTATTCTCCTGTTATCTCGTCTGATTTTGGTGCGGGTTTGGTGTACGCCCGCTTTTTTCTTGTCGTGATCGTGCCCTTAGCCAGCATCTGCTCCAGCGCCTCATCGTCAATATCATCCGGCACCGGCTGGCCTATTCCCACGATGCTGCCGTCTGGTCTGAATAGGTTGCGCTTCAGTATGTAGTCGCTCATATGTTCTCCGTTAGGCCAGCTCTCTGACCATCACTTCTGTAATCACCGCGTACCACCATTCACCGCTTCCGGGTGGAAACTCCGCCACCGTTCTGGTGGCTGTGGCGCTGGTGATGTCGCTGTTTGTGTATATGCCTCGATTGCTGACCAGCGTTCCAAGTATCGCGTCGCTGTACCGCTGTTGATCTGGTAGCTCATCCGATAGCCTGGACAGCCCCACGTTCTCGATCAACGCCAACTCCGTAACCGTGTGGCTATAGTCAACATTCGTGTCCACCGCGTCGAACATCATGCTATCGGAATTGCCACCCTCAGTGGTCACGCCAATAAGCCTGATGGGAACGTCTGCCGACGGAACCGAAGTAGGTATTTGGTTTATGTCCTTCGCTGTCGGAGTAACGCTTGCCCCGGCCTCGTTGGTGTAGCTCACCGATAGGTTCGTCACGGCATCGGTGATAGCGCGCAGATTACTGGCCACTAGAAACTCCTCAGCACATACGGCGACAGCATCCGCTCCACGTCTCGCGGCAACGATGAAGGCAGTATTGTCACGCCCTCCACGATCAGCGGCCTGTCTGCATCCGCGTTCGTATCTCGCTGTCGGTACAAGAAGGCCGAAAGGCGTTTTGCTGCTTGGACAATATCGTTCGGTGCGCTGGTCGAATAGCCCCAGGCGCCGGTCACGCTTATGGCGTTTACGTGGTCGCCGTTCGACTTGCCTTGCCAGTAACTGCTAGAGCTGGGCAACATCTGCAGCCCATACGCGGGGAACCGGTTCAACGGCACCATCACGTAATCTGTATCAGCCACCAGCGCTGTGCCGTCGCCATTACTAACGGCAGACGGCTCACCGGCCAGCTCGAAGCCACCAGAGAAGTACAAGGTCGGGCCCTCTACGTCGCCCTCGGCGTCGAACTTCTTGACGCTGCTGCTCGCGTCGAAGGTGCGGTGCGTGAACTCTCCGACAATTGATTCCGCTGATGCTATGAGGTCGTCAAGCAGATCATCGTCGTCGGTTGACGCGATGCCCAGATACGTCTTCACGTCAGCTCTAGTTACTAGTGCCACCGCTTCACCCCTTGGCTTTCTTCTTTTCGTCCACCGCTTGAGCTTGCCCTGCCCGGATCACCTCTTTGGCAAACTCGTCACTGACCTCTTGCACATCGCCTTCACGCATTGACACTAGCTTGTTTTTTCTGCCTGCGTCGGGGCCTCCGAACGATGTAAGTGCTTTTATTGTTTTCATGTTATCTCCGTTAGTGGGTGGGGCTTTTACACCCCACCCACATGCCATCTGTTTCGCCTAAAAACAGCCCTCTATGCGTTTTTCAGGGCGATTAGATACTATCAGGCGTTCTGTGCGTACTGGAAGGCCTCAGCCTGCAAGACGGCCCCGCCGAAGCGAATGTTCACGAAGAAGCCAACCTGTCCGTTACCCTGATAGAGATAAGGGTTACGGCTGATGACGATCTCATTCCGCTCGACAATACCGTAATATTTCCAGTTGCCGATAACTATCACGCTGCGGCCAGAAGCCATCGCGAGTATTTGGCTACTTGTGTACACTGGTGCGCCGTACAACACTTGCCCGGCTCCACGCGTTCCATCACCCATTGGGGTCGGCATGAACATGAAGTTATCACCAGTCAGACCACGGATCACCGCTAGGGTGGACTGGTTCGTAGCCCAAGCAACTGAATCCCCTTCCTGAGCATACGCCCCAGGTAGCAGGAAGAACAATTCCGGTATTTCCGAGGCCACGATAGTCGTGGCGCTGTTGAGGGTTAGTGCTGCTGTCCCGCCAACAAGAACGCCCTGCGGCTGCGATGAACCCGTTCCAGTCAGGAACATATCGTTCTCGATGTCCGCAGCTGAACGCCCCCACATATCGCCCAAGAAGCTTTCGAGATTGGTTTTCTCATCGGCCAAAAGCTCGTCGGATACTTTGGTGAGATTAGTGAATTTGTAGACGGTGATTGCGTTGCTGGTGAAGGTCGGCTCGTCCTGATTAGCTGCACCCTCTTCAGCTGTGAGAGCGAAGCCGCCCGTCGCGTTTTCGGATGGTACCTGCACGCTGTCGACGGTGGTCTGAATCACCATCGCTCCAGCTGCGCGAGCTACACTGAGGTCATCACGCTTGGCTATGATTGTCTCGTGCAGTCCCTGTGGCACCAAAACCCCGCCTTCGGTCGCTGTGCCTTCTTGAAGCGCAGCCTTAAGGTTGCTCTTGGTGTACGAATTGCTAGAGCCGGTTCGCGCCCAGTGCATGAAGGAATCCGTCCCATCATGGTCGCCGCCCATCTTGGTTTCCTTCTTGACTGCTGGTGCTTCGGTGAGGATACCGCCGCGCGAAGCGCTCTCGGTTTCCCATGCGTTTTTGACTGCATCCTGTGCCGCCATATTCAATTCAGCTTTTAGCGCGTCCATGTCAATGGTCGGCGCTTCCGGCTGTACTTCTTTGGCCACCTCTTTAGCGGCCTGTTTTTCGTCGCTCATTATCCTTTCTCCTGTGTCAGATTTTGTAACCGCGTTGGCGTCTGCGTCTGCATCCGAACCGGCTGCGCTCTCTGGCCTGTGGCCCTCTAGCGTCGCGCCCTCTGTCGGTGCGTCTGCGTCTACCTCAGCAGGAATTACCACTCCAAGCCCCTTGAGATATTCCACGCCCAGCGTTCGGGGCTCTGCGGGTGTGGGTGTTAGCGACAGCTCGTATATCGGCCACCGCTTAATATTTCCTTTCAAACGCTCGACCAGGTGGGCTACCGATCCGGTGCTGTAGCCTAACTTGCCGTTCTTCACCAGCTCAAGCACCTGCTCGGCGTAGTCCGTCGCGCGCCTGATCTGCGCCTCCATCCATAGCCCGGCTTCCTTCTGGCTTATCTTGGTCACGCGCCCCAGCACGCTCTTGATCTCCTGCGCATGATCGAATAGCACCACCGGCTCCGGCACCGTGTCCAGCATGTAGTCGGTGTCCACCGCGAATGTGTCGCCTTCCAGGTCTCGGCCCCCGTACACGACCCCATAGCCAGCGATGGTGAAGTGATCGTCCGTTATGGCCTTGACTTGCACCGCGTGCTTCGGCTCCTGTTCGGTGTCTGTCATTGCGTACTCCTCTTCGTCCTCATCGCTGCCGGTATGCTCCTGCCAGACCGCATGAGATTCGCATGGCATATAAATGGTTTCGCCGCCCTCAGTCAGCGTGTGATAACCAGCGCACCCGATAACCTCCGCACGCGCCACGGCCTCCTCTTCGGTGTCATACTTGTCCACGCCTACGCGCGCCTTCTGCTCGTCCTCTGTGGCCTCGTTGAGTGCCGCCAGGTATGCTCCGGCCTGATCCGGCTCCGCGTAACATTTCAGCAGCTCGTCCGGCTCTAGCTTCCAGACACAGTATTGATCGTCATCGTCCTGGCGTATTTCGTATGGCATGGTTTACTCCTTAAGTATCTTGTCGAT